CATTTATTTTAGATTGCTGTTTATTCATCTTCACTGGCGCACTTTCAAGCTCAATAACGGCCGTTGTCACTTCATCCCCATCTTCATCAAACCAGCCGTCAATCACGATGCTATTTAGACTGGCGAAAATTGGCTCTGCCATTTCTGCATCTTTGGCCTTGCGTTGGATGATCTCCATCGGCGCTGTATCTGTCGCTGGCTTTACGCTGATCTCGATCTCCAGCGCCCCGCGCCATGCGCTGCTCCCTCGCGCCCTGTGCTGCGCTTCCTCGCTCACGCCGGTATGATGCACCAACACCACGGCGCAGCCAAACTCGCGCATGAGCATCGAGCAAGCATCTAGCATAGTCTTTGCGTCCTGCGCCGAATTTTCATCCCCAGCTAGAAAGCGGTGCAGGGTATCGACCGCTATCACGCATGGCTTGATGCCTAGCCGCGCAATCTCGCTGACGGCCTGCTGATAGCCCGATGGCGTGTTTAGGTCGCACCCAGCGCGGCTGATCCACATCTGCACCGCCTTGACTGCCCTCGCCTGCTTCCAGCCAGCTACGCGCCCTCGTAGGCCAGCGTGCCCTTCGCCAGCCAGATACACCACAGCGCCAGGCGCAACCCTGCGCCCGTGCCAGTCCATCGCTCCGCTGGCGATAGTCAGCAGCCACTCCAGCAGCACGAATGTCTTGCCACCACCACTGGGGCCGTGGATCATGATCAAGCTCTCTTGCTGTAGCCAGCCCTTAATCAGCCACCTAATGGGCGCTGGCTGCTGGCAAAAATCATCTGCTGGGATCAGCCACGGATCACTTACTACCGCGCCACCGCCGAAGAGAGCGCCAACATCCCCGCCAGAGCTGGAGTAATCATTCACATCGCCCACGACTGGCGGCAGGATGGTGCGGGTGGCCGATTGTTTTTCACACATGGCTGCGTATTTCTGCCCTGTGCCGCTAGAGTCGTTATCTGCGACTACCACAATGTCCGCCAGCGCCCCCATGCGCTCGCGCCAGAACTGCGCTACCGTCGGCAGGTTTGACGCGCTGTAGGCCACCAAGCACGCGCTGCCAGTGGCCTCGTTTACCGTCGCAGCCGTAGCGAATCCCTCCGCTATATATAGCGTCTGCCCATCCACAGGCGCACTGCCGACAAGCCAGTAACAGCCGCCTGTTTTCCCGCCGCTGTGATAGAGCTTGCTACCATCGCCCGCTATATATTGCAGGCTCTTTAGCTCCCCGTCATCGTCATATAAAGGGAGCGCCAGCCGACCATCGCCAGTCACTCTAGCTCCGTGTGGCGCCACGCCCTTTTTTACCAGATAGGGGTGCTCACTACTCGCGGCCTCGCAGCTCTCCCATATAGTGGCCACTGTATCGGCTGCCACTGCCTGCGCCTTCTTTCGCTCCGCATCGCGTGCTGCTGCTGCCTCTGCCATACGGCGCGCCAACTCCATCTCCTCTGCTGGTGAAAACTCACGGTCAGATTCTGCCCGCCATGTCTGCTCGATGCCAGAGCGCCAGCAGCCAAAGCGCCCGGCAGGTATGCCGTCGCCGTATGCTATATACCAACCTGATTTATCAGCGCCGCGCCCGCCATTCTTGAATCGATGAACGCGCCCGTCTAGGCTTATGCTATCTGGCGCTGCTATCCCGCAAGCAGTCATTGCATCCATCAGCTGCGCCTCGGGCGTTCCAATATGTCGCGGCAATGCGGCTGGAGGTGCGCGAAACCCACCAGCAAAAATTGTGTCAAGGCTAGCCATGCTTTATGCCTCTTTTTCTTCTTGTGTTGTCTTTTCGCCGCGCATCAGATAGCCACTCAGCGCCTCCACCGTTGCCGCCGTTGGGTTTCTATTAGCGCCGCTTCTAATGGCCTGCACAGTGCTATAGCTCACCCCCGTATAGGCGGCAATCATATCGACGCGCCTATCCTGAAGCGCCTCGCGTATCTGCTCAATGCTCATCATGGTTTTTGCTCCTTGTGTAAAAATTGCATCATACTACAAATAATTTTTAATCAATTGCAAATCTTTTGCTTTTTTGGTGCTATAGTGCATCTACCGCAACCGAACTGCATTCCGCAAACAGGGCGGCAACATTAAAGGAGCGCATCATGGCAATCTTAGTCAAACGCACAGGAAGCCTCGCGGCTGACGGTGTAAAAATCCTGACCTATGGTCAGGCAGGGGCTGGCAAAACCAGCCTAATACCTACGCTACCAAGCCCGATAGCTTTAAGCGCAGAGGGCGGGCTGTTGTCCATCAAAGATGCCGATATCCCATATATCCAGATTAGCACTATGGCCGATTTGCAGGAGGCTTATATGTGGCTCAAGGATAGCAAGGAAGCCAAGGAGTACCAATCCGTTGCGCTCGATAGCATCAGCGAAGTGGCAGAGGTGGTCCTTGCCGATGAACTGCGAAAAAACAAGGACGGTCGTGCAGCGTATGGGGAGCTAAATTCGACGATGGCAGAGCTAATCCGCTGCTTTCGGGACCTGCCTCACAAAAATGTCTTGATGACGGCGAAGCTGGAAAAGTCTCAGGATGAGATGGGGCGGATTCTTTATGCCCCGTCCATGCCAGGTAAGAGTCTCACTCAACAACTGCCCTACTTCTTTGATTTTGTTTTCCCGCTGCGCGTGGAAAAGGACGCAGAAGGCCGTACCCAGCGTGCGATCATGACGGACGGCGACGGCCTTTGGCTGGCGAAAAGCCGAAGCAGATCGCTTAGCGTATGGGAATCGCCAGACCTTGGCGCAATCATTCGCAAAATTGGAGGAGAAAATGAATAACATCCCCACCACGATCGAGGCTATGTCAGACGCATGGCTTGAGGCTAAAGCCCAAGAACATGCAGCAACTGAGCGCCGCAGGGTTATCGAGGACGCGATGCTCGAAAACCTAAAGTCCGCCATCTCCGAGGACGGCGAAGGTGCGCTCACCATCAAGCCATCTGGCTATGCAATAAAAATCACACAGCGGATCACGCGCACAGTCGATGCTGATCTCATTCAGGAACTGGCCGCCGATTCTGGCCTTTCTGAGCATCTATCAAGTCTGTTCAGGTGGAAGCCTGAGCTGAATAAAAGGCAATGGGATAACGCTGCGGACAACATCCGCGCCGCGCTATCCCCTGCAATAACGGCCAAGCCAGGCCGCCCTTCTTTCTCTATCACCAAGGAGTAACACAATGGCTTTCTTAAATAAAACATTCACCGCAGCCGAGCTGCCACAATCTGATTCTAATTTTGACCCATTGCCAGCTGGCTGGTATCAAGTCTCGATCGGGGGCGCAGAACTGCGAGCCACCAAAAGTGGTACGGGGAAATACATTGCAGTGCGCTACGATGTTTTAGGCCCTACACATCAAGGGCGCGTTGTTTTTGGCAACTTGAACATCATCAACCAGAACCCCAAAGCGCAGGAAATAGGCCACCAGCAGCTTGGCGAATTGATGCGCGCCATTGGCCTGGCGCAGGTATCTGATACCGACCAGCTCATTGGCGGCCAGCTTTCTATCAAGCTAGCCATCCGCTCTCAGGAGGGCTACGACCCCTCTAACGATGTGAAAGGTTTCAAGGCTCTGCCTGGCGGCATGGCGCAGGCACCTGCTTATGCCCAGCCGCAGGCCGCTGCTGTGCCACAAGCGCAGCAAACAGCAGCCGCAGCGCCCCCTTGGGCTAAACAGCACTAGAACCTAAACGAAACCGATGCCCGGCCAGAAATGGCTGGGCTGAAAGCGCCATGCAAATACCAATAACGAACCCCATTGTTGCCGCAATTGATGCCGCGCACGAAGCGCGGCCTGAATCCCCCCGCGCACACCTTGGAGCCAGCTTGCTAGGCCACCACTGCGACCGCTACCTTTGGCTATCCTTTCGCTGGGTGAATCCAGAAAAATTCAGCGGGCGAATGCTGCGCCTCTTTAGGCGAGGCCAGCTTGAGGAGGCCACCGTCATTTCTGACCTACGCACCATAGGCTGCAATATCACGGCCACCGAGCTAGATACTGGCCTCCAGCAGCGCGTTGATTTTGGCTGCCATGTCAGCGGCAGCGTGGATGGGGTTATCAACGGCGGCCTACCGACCGCGCCGAATAAACCCCATGTTTTGGAAATCAAAACGCACAATAAAAAGAGCTTTGACGCATTGGAAAAAGACGGCGTTGCCAAAACCAAGCCCATGCACTTTACGCAAATGCAGGTCTATATGCTTGGCCTTGGCATAGACCGCGCCCTCTACATGGCCGTTTGCAAAGATGACGACCGCCTATACGCCGAGCGCGTTCGCCTCGACCGCGAACACGCCACCAAAGCGGTAGAGCGCGGGCATCGTATCGCTACTGCTGACAATCTGCCAGAGCCGTGCCCTGGCGCAAGCCCTAGCTGGTATCTCTGCAAATTTTGCCCGCATTACGGCCTCTGCTGGGGCAAGGATAAGCCAGAGGCGAAGCCACAATGCCGAGCCTGCGGCTACAGCACCGCCAAGCCAGATAGCA